CGTGGGCGATGCTTTATCAGCTAGGGGTATAACGGTAAGTGGTGCACAAGGGACATATGTTGCAGAACATCTATTAAAAAACTAGGTTAACCTAAGTATATTTCGTATATTTAATATAAACAATATTATGGCAGATAAAAAAACACCATTCCCACAAAGCAAAAGATTAAAAAAAGCTGATGGAACTATAGCATACATTTGGGATGGAAAATTACACAACTGGGAAGGACCAGCCTTGATACCTGAGGGTAATGAGAAAAAGAGAGAATATTATCTTTATGGTATTCCATACACAGAGGAAGATCATAAAGAAGCAATTAGACAACAAACAGGTTTACCTTGGTACAAACAACCAGCTCCTAAAGGGGCACAACACAGAAACTAATATGAAAATAGGGTTATGCGGTACAATGAGTGTTGGTAAAACAACATTAGTTAATGCCTTAAAAGAATTAGAACAGTTTAAAGATTATAATTTTGCAACAGAGCGTAGTCAACATTTAATGTCATTAGGTATTCCTTTAAATACTGATTCTACATTAAAGGGGCAAACCGTATTTCTAGCTGAACGTTGTGGTGAATTAATGCACGATAATATAATCACAGATAGAACTATACTTGATGTAATAGCGTTTACAATGAATGCCAAATCAATACCCCATCAAGATAAAGAAGCATTTGAAACATATGCTAGCGAATTTATTAGAGAATATGATTATATATTTTACATATCCCCCTCAGGATTAGAAATTGAAGATAATGGGGTACGTGAAACAGATGAACATTATAGGGATTTAATTGATTTTAGTATTATAACATTAATAAAAAAATATGGACATAGAGCAGGTAAACTTGAAGTGATATCAGGATCTACAGATGAACGTATTCAACAAATATTAACTATTACTGACCTTTAACATATTTATAATAAAATCTAATAATAATATTTAATATCAATGAAAAGATCTGAATTAAAAGAGTTTATAAAGGGAGAAATAGTAACAACATTATCAGAAGCATCTGCTGAAGACGTCAGTAACCAAAAAGACTTGAATAAAGAACTTGAAAAAACTGCTAAGTTAAGTAAAGATATAGGTCTAGAAGAAGGGGCAATAGATCCTGCAGAATACGGAGATATCGCAGATGCATACTTAAAAGGATTTCATAGAAAAAATACTCTATCTTTAGACCAATTAGAAGAACTAGGTCGTAAAATTGTAAAGCAATTATATAAAGGAGATTTTGAAGCAGCTAAAGCAAAACACCTTAGTGAGACGAATGAAGTTAATGAAGAGACGGGTGATGATGATGATGTAGACGCAAAAGCAATTAAAGCAGCTAAAGGAGCTAGAGGTAAACATAAAAAACTAGATCTAGCAATTAAAGCCTTAAAAAATATTACTACTGAAATGAAATCATTAGCTCGTGAATACAGCAAGGCTGATGGTGTTGAAAAGGAAAAAATTAAAGACCAATTAAAGTCTAAAACCCCTAAAAAGAAAGAATTAGAAGCTTTAGTTGCCCAATTAGAAAAAAATGTCGTCTAATACTCCATACATACAAAAGGTATTAATAAACATTATTTTATTTTCATTAGCCGTTAGTATTCTTTATATACTATTTGGACCTGAGGATAAAAGTTATATAAATGAATATAATTTAAAGATGGAATCTTTAGAAACTAAAATTGATTCTTTACACAATGTAAATAATGATTTAGTAGTTGAAATAAAAACACTAAATACTCAAATTGTAGTATTGGATCAAGAAATTAGTAAACAAGATAGCAAAATAGTTACATTAAAAAAACAAACAAATGAAAAAGTTAATAATGTTGATCTTTATAGGTATGATGAGCTTGAACGTTTTTTCACAGAACGCTATAGACAGTACATCGATCAGACTAAAAAAACCGATAGTACGATTAGTAATTAAAGATCTAATAAATGGTGACAGCTATAAAAAAGAATTAAAGTTAACAACAACTAAATATTCTTTATTAGAAAACAAAATTATACTAAAGGACAGCATTATAGGTAGTCTTAATTACCAGGTTAATAATTTTAACTCTATACTAACAAGTAAGGGTTCACAATTAGACTTTACTGAAAAGTTAAATAAAAAGTTAAAATCTGATTTAAGGAAACAAAAATTAAAAACCAAATTAGTAGGAGGAGTAGGTATTATAGTAATAATAGGAACTGCGGTACTAATCAACTAGTTATATGTCAGATTTAAGAATAGTAATACGTCAGGAATATTTAAAATGTGCTAAGGATCCTGTACACTTTATGCGTAAATACTGTTATATACAGCACCCACAACGTGGTCGCATACAGTTTAATTTATACCCATTCCAAGAAAAGGTATTAACGTTATTTCAACAAAATGATTATAGTGCTATATTAAAATCTAGACAATTAGGTATTTCTACATTAGCAGCAGGTTATTCATTATGGTTAATGACATTTCATAAAGATCGAAATGTATTAGCATTAGCAACTACACAAGCAACAGCAAGAAACTTAGTAACAAAAGTTCAATTCATGTGGGAGAATTTACCCTCATGGCTTAAAGTGGATTCTGCTGAAAATAACAAATTATCATTAAGATTAATTAATGGTTCAAAAATACAAGCTAAATCTTCTAATGCCGATGCCGCACGTTCAGAAGCAGTATCTTTACTAATTATTGATGAAGCAGCCTTTATTGATAATATTGCTGAAACATGGGCTTCTGCACAACAAACCCTAGCAACGGGTGGTGGTGCTATTGTATTATCTACTCCTTATGGTACTGGTAATTGGTTCCATCAAACATGGGTTAAAGCCGAAAGTGGAGAAAATGATTTTTTACCCATAAAACTCCCGTGGTATGTTCACCCAGAAAGAGACCAATCATGGAGAGATGCACAAGATGCTTTATTAGGTGACCCTAGACTAGCGGCACAAGAATGTGATTGTGATTTTAGTACTTCGGGTGATATAGTATTTTATAATGAATATCTAGAATACTACGAAAAAACACATATTAAAGACCCACTAGAACGTAGAGGAGCAGATCAAAATTTATGGGTATGGGAATCAGCAGATTATAGTAGAGACTACATGGTAGTAGCTGATGTTGCTCGTGGTGATGGTAAAGATTTTTCTACATTCCATGTAATTGATATTGCAAATAGTGTACAAGTAGCTGAATATAAAGGACAAATTGGTACAAAAGAATTTGGACATTTGTTAGTAGGTATAGCTACTGAATATAATAATGCTATGTTAGTAATAGAAAATGCTAATATTGGCTGGGCAACTATACAAGTAGCTATTGATAGACAATATGCTAACCTTTACTATTCACAACGGAGTGGAGAAGCAACAGTTGATTCGTATTTTGATAAATATCAAGATCACTCAAAAATGGTTGCTGGGTTTACAATGTCGTCAAAAACACGACCTATGGTAATAGGTAAATTTCAAGAATATATTAGTGATCGGAGTGTTACGATACAGTCAAAGAGGCTAGTAGAGGAAATGAAAGTATTTATTTGGAAAAATGGTAGAGCAGAAGCACAAACGGGATATAATGATGATTTAGTTATGGCGTTTGGTATAGCATTATATGTAAGAGATACAGCACTTAAATTTAGACAAAGAGGTATTGATTTAACAAAGCAAACACTAAACAATATATCAGTTAATAGAACACCTTATATGGGCAGTTATGGTAATGGAGCACCAAATCCATATGACAACCCATATTCAATAAAAACAGAACATGGTAAAGAGGATATTAGTTGGCTCTTTAAGTAATATTTATAATAATAATAACAAATTATGGCTGATAAAAGCGTATTTTCAAGATTAAAAAGATTATTTTCTACAGACGTAGTAATACGTAACGTTGGGGGAAACCAAGTTAAAACAGTTGACTCGGGGCACATTCAATCAAGTGGCGAATATGAAACAAATGCATTAGTAGATAGATTTAATAGAGTTTATTCTACAATGCCAACATCACTATATGGTGCTCAATTTAACTTAAATTACCAATATTTAAGAACAACTTTATATTCAGAATATGATGTAATGGACCAAGATGCAATTATTGCTTCTGCTTTAGATATTATAGCTGATGAGTGTACGTTAAAAAATGATATGGGTGAAGTAATCCAAATTAGAAGTTCAAATGAGGATATACAAAAAGTATTATATAACTTATTTTATGACGTTTTAAACATTGAGTTTAATGGTTGGATGTGGGTTAGACAAATGTGTAAATATGGTGACTTTTTCTTGAAATTAGAAATAGCAGAAAAGTTTGGTGTATATAATGTAATACCTTACACTGCTTACCATATTGAAAGAATGGAGGGTGCAAACCCTGAAAATCCGGCTGAAATAAAATTTAAATGGAATCCTGATGGTTTTGCTGGTAGTTCTTATGGT